AAAGAAGGTTTTTTAGACTGATAATACTGAGCCAAATCAGTTCTCATTTGATGAACACGGGGCATCAAATAGTCTGAGTGTTGAATAAAGTATTGTTCAGTTTGAGCATAAGAAGCATTCATTGCTTGCTCTATACCCGTAGCTGTTTGTTGTTGAGAAATCTGCTGACCCATTCTTTGAGGATTTAAACCAATAACCTCAAAAGCCTGATTTTTAAAATAGTTAGCAAGCTGAATACGTGACAACAAGCGTTGAGTTTGCTCTAAATTCAATACCTGATAGTGTTGGAAATTAAGAGCATTCTCAGTATTTGTAATAGAAGTGTCCAGAGGTAACATCTGGAAATTCTTCATTGCTACATAGGCTTTAGCCAGATTATTTCGTCCCCAGTCTTCTCCTAATGAGTGACGAGGTAGAGCATTCTGGTCTAACATAATAACGGTACCAAGTTCATCAACCAAGATGTCGGCAATCTGGTTATTAACAATATTGTAGCCTATTTGGTAGGGCTTCATTAAATCTACTAGTGAAATACTGCGAGTGTTACGATCACTAAATACAGCACCTTCCACTGGTAACTTACAGCCATAAATTGTTGCATCTCCTTTAAACTGAAACGGAACACGACCTGGTCTTCCACCATGTAATCCAAGATAGATGGGATTAATACCTCCAGGATTATTCATACCCCAGAATGCAGGACGGTTAGGTCCAATCTTTACACCACCCCATACATCATTAATCCAAATCCAATCAACGTGTTCCCCAAGGATAAGATTATCTTTTGTCTTCTGTTTGTATACAGAAGTATCATACATCGGCTTCTCAGTAATCTTATAATCTTCAGAAACAATCTCTTGATTAATCTCACCCTCTGGTGTAATTCTAGTAAGGTGTCCAACTTTTCTTTGGCTTTTCCAATAGATGGTGGACACACGTAGCATATATGACTTACCAAAATCTTGTAAGTCTTCTGAGTCAGATAAAATCCATTGTACTATGTCTCCAAACTGACTACCAGCATCATACAAAGAAGTGAATTGCCTATAGGCAAGACTAGGCATCTGAACGTTCCAGTCGTGAGACCTAGTCGGATCATAATAAGTACCGTCATTTTGATATCCTTGTATAGCGTAACCAGCAGATCTAGCTGGATAAATAGCTTCAAGAGCTTCAAGCTGCTCTTGATTCATCATCCATCCATACTTGTCTATTACATCAGAAATAGACATCATATCCATCTTACCTACCCAGTTACCCTGAGATATATAACGGACATCCGGTGATTTATGATAAAAAGTTAATAGAGGATTCCAAAGTTCAACTTCGTAATCGTCATCCATCATGTTAAAATGCCAAAACTCACGGTCTGTAATTAACATGTCACGGAAAGCTCTTTCCTCCAACTCATGCATTGCAAACCTTTCATTATCTACTTTCATTTGGTGGGTAGCCCACTCCTCCACCATAGACCTATAGTCTTTTTTAAAAAAGTCTTCAATTTCAGGAAGAGTCTTTAAATTTTCAGGAGATAATGCTTGTTGAATTTCTTCTGATTCTAAGTCAACTCCTTGATTTACAAGTTCTAATGCAATCTTTTGTTGAGCTTGAGACAATAAAACATCCTCAACCATTTTTCTTTTTTCCTCTAACATTTCATTGTAAGAGGTGTCATCAACAGCTCTAAATACAATTTTAGATGTTCTTTTTGCAAACTCATTTGTAAGAACATTGATTACATTGGGAATAATAGGATAGAACTTAAGTTCAAAAGCTGATGTATCTTCTTTTGTAAGAACATCAATAAGATCAGCCATTTCGTTATCTTCCTCTACAATGTAATCAGTCTTATCTATAATACCTTTAGCTAGTTTGTAGTTCTTCATCAGCCTCTTAGCATTTCTTCTAAGCTGCCTCATGCCCTGAAACTCTAGCCAGTCTAGGTTCCAAGCTCTCCATTGGTCATCCTTTTCGTTTTCAGAAACAAACTGAAAAGGTTGGATGAGAGTACCCATTTTATTGTACTCTACCTTAGCACCAGATTTTAATTGTAAGGCGTTATATATCTGCATGATTATGAATAAGTTATAACAGTAAACAACACAATACCAGTGTCATCACTAGTATAGATAGGCTTGTCTTTATAGATTGTATACATCATTTACCGTAAATTTCTAAAAGCACTTCTAGGAGTTTTCATCATCCCATTTGACTTTTTAGAACCTCCAATATGTCTAAAGGGGCTCAATTTTAATTTACTAAATTTTTCTGAGTTGTCCAAGTTTTTCTCCGTAACCTCCACACGTTTAACAAGTCCCCTGTTAGATTGCTGCACTTTAGCAAAGGCTATCAAAGAACAGAATGCTACAAGACGGTCCACGTTTAGTCCATCCTGATATGCTTGCATTTCTTTTAGAAGCATTGGATCAGGTATTCTCTCTACCCCGTATATGGTTTTGACTATCTCTCCATCTGGTTTAGTTTCCTTATCTATTTCTTCTTTTAGAAACTCAATTCCATAAGACAAAATAGTTCCTTTAAAGATAGTGCCTACGTTTCTCCAACCATATTCTTGGAATACGTTTCTATTAGCTCCAATGTCTTTAAGAAATAAGATCATATCTTTTGGTACAAGATATCGTTGCTTTTTCTGAGAAATCATGTATTGAATAAACAATGCTACGTTGTTTTCTACAACGGTCCATGCATTATACCATTCAATTATCATCTCTAATCTCTCATGGGTTTTATTAATATCATCAAACCTTCCACACCATGAAGCAACTATCTTATCACGTTCAATAGAGTTTGTCACCTTTCCTCCACCCTCATCTTTGATAACTTCTACCGGATTCTTATAAACGTATATAGCACACAAAGAATCTGAGGTGGTTGTTTTACCTTCTCCTACAGGGTCAACAGATGCATAATACATTCCAAACGGAGGATCTTTCTGAGGACGTTCATAGACACATATCACTCCTTCTTTATCTACAGCTTTTTTAGAAATAGGAAAATCCATAATTGGAGTTTTCCTACTAGGTTTATCTATAATCTTACCTTCAGCATTTCTAGATAAGTCTAAGTATTCTATAGAATATTCTTTGTCTGCAATACGTTGTAATTGTTTTGATACAAGATGGGGTGGAAACACACTCACCTTTCTAGAAGCAAATGCTTCTTCAATAGATCTAGGATGCTGGCTGACCTCCAACTGATAAGCCGCTGGGTCTAAATTCTTTTTAAGTTTTTCAAAGTATTCATCTAAAGCTTTAAGTGATTCTTCCACCTTAGAGTTACCATACTTATCAATAAAGGGAGGCATGCTCCACTGCTCAGGAATAAATAGTCCTGTTACACCTATTGTACCATCATTATCTATCAAATTACTTTCTATTCCAAAAAACGCATTATCATCTGGATGTAGAATATACTCCTTCATGGGTTCACACTGGTCCAGATCACCCACAGATCCTGCAGCAATAAACTGACCTGTAATCATAAAACCACTCTTAAGAGCTGGTTTAATAAATCCATAAGTCTCATCCATCTTAGGAGCAATACCAGCCTCCTCATGGAAGAAGTAGGTTACAGGACCACCGACACCATTTGTTGGATCTTTCTCAAATGAGTAGCCATTAATTGTACTCTTTAATCCTTTATATGTGTCCCTACCATTTGTCCTCACCTTAATCTGTTGTTGCCAAGCAAACACCTTATCAGGTTCTGATGGACGATACCAAGCTGTATGTTGGTTAAGAAAGTTTCTATATTCATTTAGAAACTTCCAAGATCCCTTCTCGTTAATGTAGTCTTTGAGACTAGCTCCTATTTTACAGATAGCTCCAGACTCAAACCAGTATTGGTTTATTAGTTTAGCCATGTGAAAATAGGAAGATGCTATCTGACGTTTCTTAAGAATGATAGCATGCTTGTAATTAAGTTCAGCTAAATGTTCATACAAAGCCATGTGATATTGTGCGTCACGCACTTTAGCAAAGTCAAATCTTTTTTCTTCCTTATCATAGATGGGGAGGAAGTTTAACCACATGTAATAGTCACGAGTAACATACCATACATTGTCATTATTTTTGACAATTATACCTGATCTACACTTTACTTTCTGATCATCCCAATAGGCAATAAAGTCTTTACTTTTTAGTGGAGCATTGCAATAGTATCCTTGCTTTTGAAACTTACGTCCTTCTTGATTAAAGATTAATGAAGCTTCATCAAAGTTATACTGACCTGGTTCTTTAAATATAGAAGTAACAAAATCCTTAAACTCCTCTCTTGTATAAAAAGTAGTTACGTCCCACTGTCCATTTTCATATGTGGGGATTTCTATAAAGGGTGTCAAGATTTACCTAATTTTTTTAATTTAGACTTCTCACCTTGTGTCTTATGCAACACTTCTAAAAGAGTTTCAATCTTACTACTTCTTATTACATCTGAATGTTTAATATCATTCCAGTAATCATTGTAGCATTCTCTTGGAATAGCATTCCAAATTTTCTTAAATGGGTTAAAGACAAACACCCAGTTTTGTAAATATTCATTATCCATAATTATAGTTTTGAGGTGGGTGAGGGATTTGAACCCCCGTAAACGGTTTTGCAGACCGGCACCTAGCCTCTCGGTCAACCCACCTTATTGATCGTAAGCTAAGTTTTGTCCTCCACGTACAGAAGACTGTTGTTCTTCTAACAGATCTCTGTACACTCCTTTAAAAGATTGTCTCACTTGGTCAAACCTTTCAGCAATTTTAAGAATAGCTGTTGCAGATCCATCTCTACCAGATGTCACCTGTTCTGTAGCCATAAACCTAGCCATGTTGTCAAGAGCTATTTTAATTCCTTGATATGCTCTAAATGTAGGAGTTTCATAAAGCTTTTGACACATCTTTAATCCCTTAGTTATAAGCTCATCGTCTGTAGAAAAATCAGCATCAATTTCTTTTAAAATGATTTCTTCTTTGTCTGCTTCAGGCACATCAAAAAAAGGATTCATGTCTGGATTAGGACAGGTCATGTAAAACAGATAAGTGTATATCTGCAGATACTCATCTGGATGGGCATCCATAATATCTTTTAAAAATTTTAGAGTGTAGCAGTGTTCAGACGCCACCACTCTTTCATTTTGTATATCAAAAAGTCTTATCATAACTTTTCTCTTGTTTGCTTTAAAAAGTCTTTGGCATTGTTTTTACTCATTCCTCTAAGCATACATTGATTTTTTAATTCATCATTATGCACCCAAGAAGTTCTACCAAAGTGTTTTTCTTTTTCAGATAGGTAACACTTTCTTGCTTTCTGAGACATATCTAGTGTACCTTCTTCATACTCATCTAACAAATCCTGTAAAAGAGGAATGTTATTTTCCGTTGTACTCATAGTCTAAAATTTTACCAACTAAATCTGATCTGTGATTATGTTTTAATTTCACCCATTTAATTTCTTCAAGTCTTTTACTAAGTTCTATAACGTAGCTAAGACCATTAAACTCATCTCTAATATCCTTCTGCTCATTGTCTCCATTGATAACTATCTTACCATCTTTACCAAGTCTTGTTAGAATAGCTAGCATTTCTGCTTTGGTAAGATTCTGAGCTTCCTCAACAATAAGTATGTCATCAATGGTCTTACCACGTATAAACTGTACAGGAAGTGCGTGAATTTTTTTGTCATTAACAAGCTCTTCAATCTTAACCTTATCATAGCATTTAAGTAGGTTTTCCATAAATGCTTCCAGATATGGGTTGAATTTTTCAGATAGGCTACCAGGTAAAAACCCAAGAGAGTGCCCAACTTCCACAGTTGCTCTTGTAACATAAATATTTTCATACTCTTTCTTAAATAAAAAATCTAAAGCTGTTTGTGCTGACACCAAGCTTTTACCACAACCAGCTCTACCTGTTATAATTACTATTTGGTTTTCTCTAATTAACTTCTTTACTTCTTTTTGTTCTTCATTTAACTGTACCTTGTATTTAATTTCATTCTTTAAGATCTTCTTCTGCTTTTCCATTTGTATCTTTTTTTAAAAAGTCCATATTATATCTTGCACCTTTGGGCCATCTAGATTTTCTAGGCTTCCAATCTTCAGGAATAGGGGGTGTCAAACTTTCACCTGCTGTAGGATTACCATAAACTATTAAATCATTTTGATCAACAGTTCTTAGTTCTCCTGTATTATAAATGCGTACAACAAACTGAGGATTAGATGTACAACTACCCCCTATCATAAACATCACTAGACAATCCCCCAGCTGCTTAGCATAAGCATCAAATGGATTATGTACTTCGTGTATGGTTTGTGTTATCATATAGAATACAACATTGATAATGCTTGCAATCTACCAGCTGCTTCAAATATAACTTTAATTGTATCAGGATCTTGACGAGCAGCAAACTCTCTTTCAAGCTGGGAACATTCTTTTAATAATTGAGACAGCAGTTGCAACTCCTCAGGATTTACCTTGTCTTGAAGATATTGAATAAGGTTTTCAGACAAAGTCCACATTGCTGCACAGTTACCCTGTGGGTAGATGTCTCTACTAAGTTCTAAAGCTGTATCACTAAGAAGCTGAGACATTTTAGAATAAAGTTTAGAAACAGCTTCTCTCTTTTCAATGTTCACTTCTCTTTTATGTTGAGCTATTGTAACCAACATTTTAATTAATTCAAACCACATGATTTTTGTATGTTTAGGAGTGTATGGACAATTTTTACATTTATTACCACAGCAATATCCTCTGCTTAATAAGAACTCACGGGCTAGTGGTTTCATTTTAGTTTATCTCTGTTATCCTCTAACCAGTGGATTAAAGATATAGCTTCTTGTTTTAAATATGGTAAATCATATTGTACAATATCTAATACAATGGGATCTCCATTTGTATCAAGGGCAGTAATTGGATTATCAAATTTATCTCTTCCTGCCTCCTCAAATAATATATGATGAATAGTGAGTGCACCAGGTTCTAGTTTAGGATTATGTTTTAAGATGATGTACATGTACATACTAAGCTGTAAAGCATAGTGGTTTAAGTTACAGTCATCTAAATGATGAACAGGAGGATTCATTTTCTGTGTAACTCCTTCCCAATTTGTATATCCTTCTGTTTTAATTTCCTTATTAGTCTTGTAGTCTGTAATATGTACAACTCCGTTTATCACTTCTACTAAATCAGACTGACCGCAAATTCCAGCTGATTTAAGATAGACCATGTGTTCAGGATAGACACCGTCTTTTAACTTCTGAGGAGGAGAAAATTTTACTCCCTCTTTCTCTATAGGTTTAAAGATGGGTACAGTTCTGCCCATTCTTTCCATAGTTTCAAAAGAGCAGATATCAGATTCTCTACAGTTATGGTACCAAGTACCAAGAGTTGTTGCTCTATTAGCTTCAGATTTCCAAGCCTCCTTAATTTCTTCAGGAGTCATGTTGTACCACTTGGACTTTCTATTTTTAGAAGATTTTACAGCAATTGCATCAGCATCAAAAGGCTGTTTAAAGTTGCTAATAAAACTTGTAACACTGGTCCAATTTTGGTTGTCATCACTTGTGTACTTGTGGTTGTGGTGTGTGAATTTTAATATACTCATAATCCGAGTTTTTCGTTTAGTTTATTTTCTTCATCTTCAGATAGTATAGCTTTCCATTTATTTAGTGGACAGTCAGAACTTAAACTTCTTGTTTTAAATGCTAAGCTGCATCCACATCCTCCTGCTTTTTCATTACAACAAGGTTGTGTTCCGGGAACCATGCAGCCTAATCCTTGTGTATCATATAAATGACACTTTTTACAAATCCCCATTCTATATTCTGCAATTTCCTCTACATCCTCTTTCTTAAATATAGAATTAGTGATGCCTTCAACAATCTGACCCTTGTTCTTCCATATCTGAATTATGTTCTTTTTTAGAGACATTTGACTTTGTTTTATGAAGTTTTATAAAGTCTTTTCTTTGTTGTTCTTCTTCTACTTTCTTCTTAACATCTTTAAGTTGAAAAAGGGATTCAGCTGTTTTAAATCTTGCGGTGATCTGCTGAAGTCCCTTCTGTCTATTATTTTCTTCCCATCTTTCAAGCATATCTATTTTATCATCAATCTTCCAATGCTTGATAGTAAAATCTCCTAGGTTAGTGAGATGAACTCTTACGTGTGATAAAGAAGAAAGGTTCTTTCTAACCTCTTGCCAGTAGTAGTCTACTACATCTGTTACAATATGCTGAGGAATTCCAAGTTCTTGTGCAACTTCTGGAATAAGTTCTTTAGCTTTTCTGGGTCTCAAAAGACAAGAATTTAAAATCTAAAAGAATATTTCCTGCAGCTTGTACTTTTAGATCGGGATTTAAGAAGATTTTTTTCTTATTCTTTCCTTCCTTTTTAATTAAGTTTTTCTTTTCTGCTTTTGTCAGACAATTACGTACAGATTGTGTAGAAGAAAAGATGGAACGTTGATGAGCTTTACTACAAAAAGAAGTTAGTTCCTGGTCCCCTTCCAAGGCCAAGTAGGTGAGGCAGTTTAAATCTGCTTCACTAACAGGTATTTTATTTAGATAGCAGTGGGTGAGAATCTGGTATTTTACAATATCCCAGTATTCTAGCTGCACCTTTTTGTTCACTTGATTTACTATTGCCATTACAGGTCAAGTTTAAAACTCATGTAATCTTCCTTTGTGCCATTCCAGTCCTTGTATAAAAGGACCGGAACAGCTCCAAAGTTTTCAAAGATTTTCCAACTATGTCCCTTTCTGGCTTCACCCACCATAAATTCATAGTCGGAATTAGTTGCCCATTCTATAGCTGATTTAACTAAATCATATCCATACCCTTTTCCTCTGTGAGTAGGACTGACTGTAAGACTTTCTACGTGTACAACATTTTTAGATTGCCACGTCATAATAATCTCACCAATTAGAAGACCTTTTTCTTTTAACCAAATACCTTGGACATTTGAATTTTCGGTAAGCATATACATTTTATACCTATCGTCCCACCTTAAGGGTTTGGGATGTTCTCTTTCAAATGCAAAGGTTTCCTTGTAGTCTTTCAGCTTATAATGGACCGTCGTGCTCATTTCTTCTTTTTAAGACTTCTTTCTTGTTTAGCAGAGTCTTGTTGTGGAACAGGTTCACCAGAAACATAAACTTCATCTCCCACCTTAAATCCCTGTTCTGTAAGTTCAGGATTCTGATCAATGTCTTCTTGTGTTAAGACATGTGTACGACCTTCAGGTTGAGGGTTGGTCATCTGTCCAATGAAAGCTAAAGCTTTAAGTTCTCTAGCTCTTGCCTCAGCTAAATCTGCATTAAGAGCCTGAAGTTTAAGCTGAACTTCCTTCATTTCAATTTGCTCGTTGAGAAACTTTAATACTTCCTCTTTACTAGGAGCTGCTTGTTCTGACATATTTATTGGTTTTTAATTGGTTACAAATCTAAGGGTCCGTCTTCCCCTTCTTCCTCATCTGTATCTGGAGAGATATCAAATAAACTAGTGTAGTCTGCAAAAAGCTTAGCAAACTTTTCAAAGTCTGTGTCAATAATATAAGTGTCCCCGTTATGGGTGAACAGAGTGGTGCACTTGTAAGTGTGAGCGTCTTCATCATCTGATGTCAGCTTAATAGCCTCCACCATCTCCATTTTGAAAACAAACGGCATCCACTTACCCTCATCCTCTATACCCAGGAGCTCAGACTTTTGGGCCTCCATACTATGACATTGTACATTACATCTGTGTATCATAATCTTGTAATTTGCTTTCTAGAAACGTGATACTGATTGTAATTAATATACCTACTCTTGTTACTGGCTTTTACCATAGACTCACCTAGCATCCTTTCAGCTATACCATCTGTAACATCAATGACAGGAATATTAACAGGAATACCGTCACCTCTCTCCACCTGGATGTAGTGACTGTTCTTCCCTTCTTCCAATGTAATAATCTTCGGAGGTTTCATAATTAAAGGGGGTTTACAATTATAATATACTTAAAAAGTTTAAACTACACAAATTTAATTACTTTATTCTCTGAACATTCTGTGTAACATATCCCCACTCTGTTGATATCCCCTACGGCTATTTAAACAGTTTATGGGAGAGGGTGTGGGGGGTTATATAGCAAACCACCCCCGGCCTGACTGTCTGAGGGGGGTACCCCGGGGTGCTGCCTGGGGGCAGTGGGGTTTTTACCCTTGACTGAGAAAAAAAT